GCAGAGCAGAAGACAAAGGCGGAAGCAGAGATCATCCACTGCAAAGATTGCGAATTTTTCGATCGTGATGTCTGGTACGGACCGATCATCGCAGCGCATAACGGATGCAGAAAATGGGGCAACGGATGCGCGACGGATCCGGATGGTTATTGCTATATGGGGAAGCGTAAGGAGTGGAATAATGGCTGCGACTGAATGGTTCCGATGTAGAGAGGCAAAAAATATCGAAAGATGCCTCGATGAATTAGTCCGTGAACTCGATGGCGGAATTTACGTTTGTTGTGATCTCGGAAAAAAAATGGGAGAATGTCCGCTTATACAGAGATACATGGATGAGCGGATGAGCTGCAGGGAATTACTCAGACAGTACCAGGAAGACCGGAAGAAATGGATTGTCGAAGTTATTCCAGAGGATAGAACGGATAAAAATTCAAAACTGATCTGTCCGAAATGTTGCGGCGAAATAAAACGCGGAATGAGATTTTGCCCTGGATGCGGGGCAAGATTATCCTGGTATTATGTGGAGGAATTTCATGGAAACGAATAATAAACTTCCAAAATTGCGAAGGTGCCCATTCTGTGGCGGCGAAGGTGAAATGATCAGCGATGGGAACGGCGAAATGTCCAGCTTCGCTGTTATGTGCAGGCAATGCAATGCTTCAACAGCGTTTTACCTGGACGATGAAAGAAGGGCGGCGCGTGCCTGGAACACCAGATGGAAAGAGGAGTTTTTCTGATGAAGACACTGGATAAAGTGATCCATGAGATGGAAGGACATGGAGTAACGTACTGCTGTTATCCCAAAAAATATGACTGCCCTTATCATTGCAAATTTGATTATGCCGATGCTCTCCACTATCTGAAGGAGTACCGAGACCTGAATGAAAACCTGAAAAAGGAGATCGCGTATTATCAGGAAACCTCCGACAGCCTGCTCCGAACCGTCAGAAAGCTCGAAGAAGCGGCGAACGAGGACAACCCACCGCTTTCCTGGAATGATATCTTTGCGATCACAGGACAGCCGGTCTGGGTGGAGTGCTCCGAAGAAACACACCTAAAACCGTTTTGGGGACTCGTCGGCAGATATACCGGTCACGCCATCCCATTTTACACACTCGCTCCGATCGGCGAAGGCTGCAGCATTGCTTACGGGCACAAGAACGACATGGGGATCAACTGGATCGCATACCGAAAGGAGCGACTATGACCACTCCGATTCTTGACGTTGCCTGTGGTGGCAAAATGTTCTACTGGGACAAAGACGACCCGAGAGTAACTTTTTGCGATATCCGGGATATGGAAACCACATTATGCGATGGGAGAAAGTTCGAAATTCATCCGGATTATCAGTGTGATTTTACTGATCTGCCTTTTGAGAATGACACATACAGCATGGTTGTGTTTGATCCGCCTCACCTGACACGCTGCACAGGCCGATCAAAGTACAAGGAGTTATATGGGAGCCTGTCCGAAATCGCAACACCTACCGGTTGGCAGCAAATAAAATACGGGGCTTTGTATAAAGACTGGCGGGAAATGCTATCGAAAGGTTTTTCTGAGTGTTTCCGAGTATTGAGGCCCGGAGGATTTCTGATTTTCAAGTGGTCGGAGGTTGATATTTCGATGACGGAAATACTGAAATGCACTGACGTGAAGCCGATTTTCGGTACCAGAAACGGACGCAAAGCAAAAACCATATGGCTGTGTTTTATGAAGGAGCGGAAATGAAACTTATCGATTTTTTTGAGGAATGGTGGGGCGTTATTCTTACGGTGATTTTTATAATCGGGTTCGCCGCAATTATCGTTTTGGCGATCGTCAGCCCAAAACTGACCGAGGGTATTGTTACAAACAAATGGTACTTTCCCGGATACAGTAGCTGCACGGACAAAGGCTGTGAGTACAATCCGGCAAAATATACAGTTACGATTCAGAATGGCGAAGATAAAGATACCTGGTATGTTTCCGAAAGCTACTATGATAATGTCCATGTTGGCGACTGGGTGCAGAAATGAAAGGCGGTCCAACGAAAATGAGCGTCATCGCAAAGCGAAGAATCATCAGTGAGTCCGGTCTTGAATGGCAGCCGACCGAAGAACAGGAGCAGGCCGCGGTCATCGAATGGAAGAAGATCATGATGGGGCGCTTTCCGGAGCTCCGCTGGCTCTATCATGTCCCGAACGGTGGGGAGCGTCACCCGGCGGTCGCGGCAAAGATGAAGGCCCAGGGCGTCGAACCCGGCGTTCCGGATCTGGATCTGCCGGTCGCCCGCTGCGGTTATCACGGCCTGCGCATCGAAATGAAGCGGCAGAAGGGCGGACGCCTTTCCGATGATCAGAAGGAATGGCTCGACGGCCTGAACGCGAACGGATACCTGGCTCTCGTCGCTCATGGTGCTGAGGAGGCCTGTGAGATCCTGTATAAGTACCTGACGGAGGCATATCATGGCGAAGCCCATCCGTGACGTTATCGCGATCCTGAAGAAAATCTCTCCGGATCTGAAGTCGGAAACGCTTGATGACGCGATCTCATACCTGGAGCAGCTGGAGGACATCCGCCGCTCCATCTTCGACCGGAACATGGTGGGCTACTTCGGGCGCCTGCCGGTTACGCAGATCGGGACGGAGTTCTACGCGATCCGGGATTACGCGCCGGAGCATCATGCATGGCGCTGTGACCGCGTGCGTCAGAACGACCGGGGACGCTGGTATGTGGATGATGACGATGTGTGGATCATCGACCGCGACGGCAACATCCTGCTGAAGGAGCGCGGCTGGGATCTCCGCCGCGTGAAGCCAGATGAATAAACCGAAGTACCGGATGAAGACCGTGATCAAAGCCGCGGAGAAGTGCATGGAAGAAGGTCCTGCCGCCTGCCCGAAGTGCCTGTATAAACCGGAACCGCTCTGCGCCCGGCAACTCACGAAGGACATGGTTTACTATCTCCGCCAGGCTTTAGAGAAGAGTGAAAGGAAGAAATGATCGATTTTCTGCAGTATGTTTGTGAATTTTGCTTTTGGTTTCTGTTCGCCATCATCCTGATCGTCTTCTGTGGGATCGTGATCTATGCGGTCATCATCACGATCCGCGCGATCAGGGAGCGCAAGTGACAGATCAAGAAGCGTACCGGCTGATCGAGGACGCGATCCGCCTGATCCGCGACTCCGCATCCTGGGGCCAGATCACCGTCGACATATCGAAGGGCGTCGTGAGACACGTGAATATCACGACGTCCCTTTCGCCGTCGAAAGAGGACCCGCCGCGTGATGATTCCGCCGATTTCTGATTTCCGTGTGGTATAATCTGTGTAAAACAAACGCAGACTTTAAAAAAGCGCGTCTGGGAAATCAGAGCCCGGCGCGCTTTTTTGTTATCACAAGGAGGTGAGATGGACTGGAGAACATTCCTGGACGTTCTGCTGGCCGTTGTTGCCGGGATCCTCGGCTACAAGAACTGGCAGATGAATCAAAAGCGGGAGGACCGCCGGGAATCGGAAGAATTGACAGAGATCCGTGTCCAGTATAACAACGTCATGGGGCTCCTGCACGATCTGCAGAAGGAGATGCGCAACGTCAGCGTCCTTTCGGAACGCGTCGTCGTCATCGAGACCAACATGGCGGAGATATACCGGCGAATTGAAAAACTGGAGGCAAAATGAACGAAAACAGCGAAGAACTCAAAGATTACATGAACGAGAACTATCTCATCATCGACCCGCAGCCGCGATGGAAGTCCTGGGCCGTGTGGGTCTCCTTCTTCGGCGCACTGTGGACGATCCTGTCCGCTTTCGGCCTGCCGCAGAAATGGGGCATCGAAGAAGGTACATTCAAAACCGTGCTGGACGCGCTGGGCTCGATCCTGATCGCTTTCGGGATCCTGAACAATCCCTGCGACCGCGCGAACTTCTGATCCTCCGCCCGGGCAAGCCGCCGAATGGGATGCTTATGATTTCCTGACCATAAGGCCGTGCAAGTCGGCCTCGGGCGATTATCTGCCGGGAGCTCAAAGGGCGAGCAGCGCTTAGGTAAGGCGCAGATGTGGCGGTTCGAGTCCGCCTCGGCAGTCTGAGTTAATTGAGTTAATAACGTCAATAACGTCAATAGGGAGGAAAACTATGACCTATCGACAGCCTTTTCGCGGAGATTTCCGCATTTCACAACGGTATGGCGATTATATCGAGGGCGTGACCGTCGGG